GTGTAGTCAACTGTGAAGGGCTTACGACGCTTACTCATCGTCTCACCAGTTTCATGGTTCATCACACCACCGTTGTTCTTGAAGTCATCTTCTTCAAGCCAGTGAGCAACGGAAGTGGTGTTCCCATCTTCAGTCATATACCAACCTGCTGCGATGTCTCTGTCCATTGCAATCAGACGGTAGAAAGCTTCTGTGTTGAAAACAATGTCAGAGTCAATCCAGAGCTGATAGTCATACTTCAGTTTACCATCCCAGGGAATCTGTTTCGGTCCACGAAGAACATTAGCACCAAGTACTTTACAACGTGCAAAGTTGACCATGGACGAATAGTCCTGAGAAATCTGAATACTACCACCGTTCTGAACAATATCAAAACAGAGTTGTACAAAATTCTTTAGAAAGATATAAGAGACTCCACGACCAGGAAGACAGAACACAATGTTCTTACCTTTGATCATCTCCTTGGCAGCTTGAAGATCAAACTCATCTTCTTTCTTCTTGACAGCCGGAGCCTTCGCTTTAATTGTAAATCCTTTAGACATGAATTAGAATAGCAACGTAATTATTTTACCACCACAAGTCAAATCATGCAATGGTTTCTGGGTTATTTATCAGTTCGTGTGTAACCTTTGAAAATCTTAAATCATATTCGAGATTACACGCTGCTCTGACTATTTCGATCTTGTGTTTTAAATCACACTTCGTTACATTTTCAGCAACGATGTGACCATCTACCAAGATATTATACAAGTTCATCTTCGATGATTGTTAATAAGTCTTCGATCTCTTCTCTGAGTGAATCGTTAGTGATTAACTCATTATCATTCTGTAACCGATATTCTATACAATCAACGAGGACCTCCTTGTCATAAAAGTCGAGTTCTAGTTTCATCTTAGATACTTCGATCATCCTCAAATGTTATATAGACAACAGGTTTTTTGAGCGGACCCTGGCACTCGGAATTTTTCTGGGCAAAATTTTTTTTACTTCTTCTTAGGTAGTGTGCGTTTGTCTACCTTAGAACCACCCTTTGGTCCTTTATGAATCCACTTGGGCATTTTTTGATCTCCGAAAAATTTTTTGATTGGTCGAGATATTTAGATCTCGATTTGGGTTCGTTGTAGGTTAGGGACTTAGCGTTTTTTATAAACGGGTTACGCGCTCACGCGCTAACACATAAGAACGCGAATACACTGCTCAAACAGTGCTCCCCGAGAGTATTATAAACCCTCGGAGAGTTTCTGTCAATCAACCACTGGTCTTAAAGTAAGCACCACCGCCACCAGCAATGTTGCTACGAGTCGAGCGAGTTGCGCGGCAGTTGTAACCCTGACCGCGACGGTTAGTGTTAGTCCGAACGCCGTTAGTTCGTGTCAGCACCAACTCAGATTTCTTCGCGTGACGTGTAGGCAAGACAGTGTACTTAAGTTCACCACGAGCATCAGCAATTGCGAGGTCGAGTTTAGTCGCGGAGGCAATGTTGGTCATGAGAAAGTAGCGAAGTGTTCGGAGAGTTTGTGAGAATTAACCGAGACGCATTGAGGAGAAGAAAGGCACAACTGAAAGACCCTGGACAGTGTTCATTTGGACGAACCAATCGAAGTTCTTCGCAAACACTTTGTCACCACAATCACCGTGCTCTGAGAGAATAGCATTGAGACGTGATTTAGTGGTATTGGACTGCCAACCACCGTCAAAGAGACGAATGAAAGTGTCACCCACTTCGGCAATCTTGTTACCGTGGAGGAACACGGAAGACACGGAAGTTTCCTCGTCGAAAGTAACAGCGGTGTTAGCAGACTGCCAGTTCTGGTTGTTCTGAATAGCAGTGTTCATTTGCTGTTCGATCTTACGCATGAGAGTCGAGAAGTGGTGTTCCTTTGACTCTTATAAGATACAGGATTCTAAGGGTCTCGGCGCATACCTTGTGCAGCTTATCAAAGTGGTTGTGAGCTATTGACTTTGACACTCATCCATGGTAAGCAGATAAGGACTCTGAG